CAGCAATGCATATCAATCGCGGTTTCGGCTAAAACGAATGTGCCGGCATCCGATACACCCGATTCGGTCGCACCACCATTAAAATCACCGGCACTGCCACTAACAAATCCAGTCGAAGGCTGTAATTTATTAGAAAATGGATCTTCAAAGAGCGACGAAGCAGTGATGTACGAGGTGCTATTAACAAGACCTTTGTTGCCAAAGGCATGAATGGCATTAGGTAACGCATCTAACGCGTCAGTGTAGTTGAATGGCTGAGCACCAAGTAAGTGATTTAGCGAATGGCCTTCAGTGAGCGATGCGCAATAATCAACATTGACGTCGGGCTGTACAACCCAAATTAGCTCTTTGCATGGGTGATTTAAATTCAACTTGATTTTATTGGACGATGAACCAACCGATTCGTCACCGGTGAATTGAAGCTGTTCAATTAGGTATTCGTGGGGGTTTTGCGCCATACGTCTGCGCTCGTCAGTGTCTAAGAAAATGTAATCAACAAAGAGCGATGCAGCCGCTAACGACTGTTTATACGCATTAAGGACTTTTTTACCGGTTCCGTTAACATTGGTAACCGCCCATAAGCATTCTTCGATGTTGCGAATGTCTAAATTAATTTTAACTTCGTGGTACTGTAAAGCAATCAATGGAAGAGCTAGACCGGGGTTACGGCAATACCAGAACTGTAATGGAACATATAGAGTTGTTTCTGGTAACGCATTGCGAGGAGCGCATACTTGGCGAACACCATTGGCAGAGCAAGGGCCATCAACGTCCGCAAAAGTGGGGTCGCAAATGTATGTTAATTGGGTGGTGTTACCAATCATTTTGTAGTAGCCACGCTCCTGTTCTTTCGATAAAGTTAACTGGTTCCAAATGTGCATCCAATCACCATATTGACGGTCAATGCGCTGACCACCGATTTCAACTTCAACCTGCGAAATTAACTGCTCGCCAGGGAAGTCTAACCATCTGGCATATACATTGGGATCAGTTGTTGTACCTAGACCCTGGCCGATTTCGGGAAGGGTGATCTGCAAATAGGTGCGGAAAGCCAAGTCACCGTTGCGCGAAACAGTGCATGTAACACGGCGACCGAAATCCGCTTGTCCGTTGAAAGTTTGCTCAATCGATTCCATGGCAAAATTAGTGTGACGACGATAGGTAACTTTCCAGAAAGTAATTTGGGGATTACCTGTTAAATATACATCTTGTGCGCCATAGGCGACTAATTGCATTAAACCACCGGCCATTTTTTTATAATATTCCTAAAGAAAAAAAATTTTTAAAATTAATTTAATTAATTAAATTAATTTAATTATTTAATTGTTTTTTAATTAATTAAATTGCTTTTTAATTATTTAATTGCTTTTTAATTGTTTTTATTACAAAATATTTAATTACAAAAATTAATATATAAATTTTTAATACGCTAAAAATATAATTAGTCTTGCTATGAAGAGAACAGGTGTAATTAAAACGACCCTTGATAATAAACATAATGAAATAATAAAATCATTTAAATACAACGAAGATGTTGCCATCCCTAAATGTTTAAAGCAAATTGATAAATTGGAAACTATGCTAATTAAAACAAAAAATAAGAACGAGATTATAGAACTTATTAATAAAAATAAAAACACTATTAAAGCTCTCAGAAACAAAGAAAAGAATTATTATTTAAATAATTCTAAATATATTTTTGATTATTTTGAAAATAAAAAAAATATATCAAGTAATGAAATGGTAGAAAATTCTGACAAAAATGATATAGTCAAACAATTTTTTTCATTAAATTTAAGTTATGACACATGTAATAACATAATGGATAATCCAAATAAAAATAATTTAATTAAAAATGATAGTAATAAAAATATAGATAAATATTTCAACAATATTGACCCTAATTATTTAAATTATGACAAATTTATTTATCCGTCCGACATATGTAATATATGTAATAACGGCGAGCTAATATTTGTTGAAAGTGAAGGCATGACAATATGCTCTAATTGCTCCAATAGCATTAAATATTTAATAGATATAGATAAACCATCATATAAAGAACCGCCTAAAGAAGTATGTTCCTATGCCTATAAACGAATAAATCATTTAAAAGAGATTTTGGCGCAATTTCAAGCTAAAGAGAGCACAAATATACCCGACGAAGTATTTGAAAATATTAAAAACCAAATAAAAAAGGAGCGCATAAGTTTGAGTGATTTAACAAATAAAAAAACTAAGGAAATATTGAAAAATCTTGGCTATAATAAATATTATGAACATATACCATTTATTAAAGATAAACTAGGGATTAGACCACCCATTATGAGTGCGGAGCTTGAGGAAACATTATGCAATCTATTTATGGAGCTACAAAAGCCATATTCGAAATATTGCCCTAAAGAACGAGTAAATTTTTTAAACTATTATTATACATTATATAAATTATGCGAATTATTAAATGAGCGCAGTTTTTTACCATATTTTCCTATGTTAAAAGACCGTGAAAAGCGCATAGAACAAGACCAAATATGGAAGAGAATATGTGACGATTTAGGGTGGAAGTTTATTCCTATACCATAATTTATTATTATACCATAATATAGTTTAATCGCCGCCTTCACTCAATAATGCAGTAAAAATATTTATTAAATCCAAATAATAGTTTAATGATGCACTTATAAAGTCGCCGCCATAATCACGCTGTAATATAGTGTTTGTGTCATACACAATATAAATTGAAAATATAATTAAACTAGCAATAACTATTAATTTTTTTAATAATGAAGATTGAACAATAAAATATTGCACAATGCTAATAATTATTAACGCTAATAAGGCAAAAAACAAAATGAGCGCAGTCATAAAACCTAATTTAATACCGCTCATTATTAGTGCTACTCCAAATACAAACATGGTAACAAAAATACTGGCTGTACCGACTAGCGCACTTCTAATAACACCACTATCTAATCCATATTTTCTATATGCTAAAAGAATACCAAAAGCGGCAGAAAAGAGAGAAAACAATATAAATTTCATCCATGACGGCATAGTAACTAATGCCAAAATTAAAATAATAACAATTGTTGCTACCATTGCACCAATATATTTCATGTCATAATTGTTAGCATCTTTATCTTTCTCTTGCTCTTGCTCTTGCTCTTTCTCTATATTGATATTTTCACTTACATAATAAGTAATATAAAGTTGGAATAATAAATTTGCTAAAATTAACGCAAAGAAACCCTTTTTTTCGTTGATCAACCTAAATACTTGTGCTATATCATTTTTAAAAAAAGTTTTTTTGCTTTTATTTGCTAAATTTGATTTTTTGGAAATCATTTTAGTATAATATACTAAAATAATTTATTTTGGCAAAAAATAGAAAATACTATAAACTACTATAAAATACTATAAACTACTATAAACTACTATAAACTACTATAAACTACTATAAAAATAGTAATTTAGCTATCATGTATTTTTAATGCGTTAAAAAAATTTGTATTATCAATATAGTAATCAAAGGATGCAGTTATAAAGTCACCTTCATAGTTGCGCAGTAATACATTGTTTGTTGTATTTACTATATATAATGAAAATAAGATTGCAACAGCAATTAGTAGGAGTTTTTTTATAAAAGAATAATAATAAGTATAATATTGCACAACACTTACTATTATTAACACTAAAAGAGCATAAAATAAACCAAAAGCCACGCTATTGGTTAATTTAAATCCACTTATAGCTATTCCAAAGAATATCATAAAAGAAAAAACAATAATAGATCCAATTACAGTACTATGTAGTATATTAGGATCAAAATAGTTTTTAATAGATATAAACATTACTCCGTAGGCAGCAGAAAAGAGAGAAAATATTATAAATTTTAGCCATGCAGACATAGGAACAAATACTAGAATTATAATTAATATGAAACCTATTATATAAGATGCAATAATAATAGTGTTATATGCATGATTTTCCTCATCCTTATCTTTATCTTTATCCTTGCCTGCGTCTAAATTAATATTAGCACTTACATAATAAGCAATATAATGTTGAAATAGCAAATTTAAAAAAATCAATATTAAAAATATTTTTTTCTCACTAATCAACTTAAATAACTTTGATATATTTTTATTTTTGTTTTTGTTTTTATTGGAATTCATAATCTATACTATATTATAGCATTATAAAAAAATAGTATCCATATATATATGGACTTTATAAAAAATATAAGAAACAAAACAGCAAAATTAAGAAGTTTAGGAAAAAGATTATTTACAAGAAGATCTATAGCTAGAATAGCTCCATCACATGAAATAGAATTAGCAGCTTTAGATCCAACAGCACCGTCTTTAAGTCAAAGACTAGCGTCTTTAAGTAAAAGAAAAAGAACAAGACAAGCACTAGCAGATTTATCAAAAATAAACTCTAAAAGACTTGCTACAAGAAGAATTCAAAAAAAATTTAGAAAAGCGTTAGCAAATCCAAATCTTGAGGAGTGTTCTATATGTTTAGGTGCTATGTTAAACCCAAGACATACAAAAACACTTCGTTGCGGTCATAAATTTCATAGAAAGTGTATTGATCAATGGACTGCCACTAATAAAAGTTGTCCATTATGTAGAATACCTATTCAAATACGAGGAAGTGCTAATGTTAATACTGCTAATGTTAATACTGCTAATGTTAATACTAATAATGTTAATACTAATAATGTTAATACTAATAATGTTAATACTACGAATGTTAATACTACGAATGTTAATACTATTAATGCTATTAATCGTGCTAATGCGTTAATAGATAATATGCGTTATGCAACAACATTTGATCAAGCAACTAGGTTTATGAACGCTTCAACAAGAGTAATTAATAGTTTACCACGCAATGGAAACGCATATAGACAGCTAGCAAATAGACAATGGGCTACTTGGTTACAAGTACATGCGAGAGTATCAGCACCTATACAAAACAGGACTGTTAATCCTTCTATTACTGTTAATGGTATAACATCAGAAGAATATGATAATTTAATACATGGAAGGTAATAAAGAAAAAAAGTTTAAAATTAATGATCTATACTATATTATAGCATTATTATTATTATTTTTATTATTATTATTATTATTATTATTATTATTAATAATAATACTATAATATATTATGCCTTCATCTACCTCTAAATCATTAACAAGAAAAAAGAAAGCAGTAAAACAATT